TCGAGGAGGTCAAAGATGAATAATTATAATTATGATCACATTGTCCATTTGCTGTTAAGCAAATATGGCTGGATCCGTTGTCCCTGGTTCGTGAGCTGGCAGGAGAAGCCCGATGCCAGTTGAGTTCAAAGAAGATTCCATTAAGGAGTGGGTCATCAACAACCTGGAAGAGGGACAGATTGCAGATGTAGTGCTGGAAGGATGCCAGTCAGGGATTGTGTCAGAGTTGATATACTACGCAGACAGTTGCGCATTCTATGAGAAGTTCGAAGGAGAGATTTGGGATCGTCTTGATCAAATGTCGTGTGACATGGGCGAAGCATCTATTCTCCATTTGATCGCAACATTCAACGGAGCAAAGTCCGTTGGGTCTCATGACCAGTTCAGGAACCTGCTGGCGTGGTGGGCATGTGAAGATGTGTGTCGTGAGATTATTGCAGATAAAGAGGCAGATGAAGAAGCGCAAGCTGATTCCTTAGTAAGCACTTAGTTGCCTTCCTTTCTTGCAGTTTTTGCCATTGGGGCGATGTCCATTGTGCTGGTCACATTTACCATCACGAGGCTGCCCCTTGGCATCGGCAAAGCCTGCAGCGTTGTGCTGGTCGTTGCGTTCTGGTATTTCTTGGCTCGAGGTTTGTGGGTCGTTCTCCATTTTCCATTCTCCATCACCGCAAACGGATAACGGTACTAGGGTACAGGTGGCCCTGAGCTGTCCCGGAGTCTGCTGGACACACGTGAGTGTAGGGATTGGTGTGCAAAAGTTATCCACAACTTTGTTTAATAAATACTTGTAATTAGTTAGGATATCACTATATATATAATAAGCCAAAGGAGGCAACATGAACAAAAAGAAGGAAATAGACAAGTTAGCAAGGCTAACAATTCTAAGCAACTTCGTCAGTTCGAAGTTGAAAGAGCAGAAAGATTTGGTTAAGTCTTTCATCAATGAAGAGGACAAAGTCCTCAAAGGTATTGATCACAAGCTAAACGTGATCATCAGAGAGTACGAGAGATTTGATAGCGAG